TGATTTCTACAGCGTCGTTCGTTCCAGCAATCCCCGCAAGGCCGCCGCGTGATTCGTCTCAAACATGGCGAGGGCGTTTAGTTCGATGGACGCCACGATGATGGCTTCCCGCTCCGCGTCGGTGAGCGTAAGCGGCGTGAGCGAGCAGTAGAGCGTGGTCTTTCCCACGACATACGGACATTTCACATCGTCGCTCATGGCTCTCTCTGCGGCGTGTACGGAAACTGTCACTTTTCGACAGTTTGTGTTCAGTGCAGGATGTTGACGAGTTCGTGGGGGATCATCGCACGCACGAACTCCAGGTCGTGGGTGGCGTCGACAGACGGCGTGCCGTGTTTCAGCCGCCCGCGACAGTGCTCGTCGATCTGCTCCAGGGCGATCAGCGCATCGCGGCCAGCCAGAGCGTAGCGGTGGGCTCGCTCGTCATCCGGGTCGGAAAGGTTGAACTTTAGGATGGCGATCACGGATATACCGGCGGTGTATTTGCACGCTGCAAACCGAAGAACATTCTACCGCAGCTGTCACGCCGCGCAATGCCATCTCGGCCGGTTTCGTGGCCGCTATTCGGAAAGAATTTCGCACCAGTTTTTCGTACCAAAAACGGTACGCGGTCGGCTGATCTTGGCCGGTTGTTTGGCCGGCATCCCATTTCTGGATTATTGGCTGTCAGCCAGCCGGGCCGAAATACCGTACCGTACTCTGGTGCAAGAGCGCAACTCACTCTGGCGGATTCAAGACGAACTCGGCGATATGTCGCCCCGTCCCCTTACCTTGGCTGCCGTCCTCAGTCGCAAGCCATCGAACGTCGCCCAGGTTCCGAACGGTCGCGCCAGCTTCCAGAAGCATCAGCACCCACTTGTCGATCGGGTAGACGAGGCAGACACGCTTGCCCTTCTTGGCTTCCTCAATGGCCTTCCTGGCCCAGGCGGTCGGCCCCTTTTTCTTGCCTTCGTGGATGATGGATCCGAAGGGCGGGTTGACGTATGTCGATTCGCCCCACTCACAAGTGAGGCCGTCAAACCCGTCTGGGACGGGGAACGGGCAAGCGTCGAACGTGAAGCCGTAACGGCCATCTAGCTCGGCCAGCAGATCCGGAGGCGTGAGCCAGTAGTGCTTGCCGTCACCGCCGTTTCCGGCGTGAAACTTATTTTCCGATACTGGCACTCGCTGTGGCTTCCGTTCCATGCCCGCATCCTACGCGCGGCGTCCACTAACGAAATGCCCCTCACGACCGTCTCTAAGGTGAAGAGCGTCACTCAGACGGCAGGCAGCAACGCCTCGTAGACAGCCGCCGTGACTTCTTCCACCGCCCCGCTGGCAATGAGTTGCGGCAACATCTCGGACGGCAGGATGAACTCGCAATATTCCGACGAGATCGCTAGATAGACGCGCCCCTGGCCGTCCGTTGGAAGATCGGCCACAAGCGGAAGCGACCGCTCGGTCTTCGTCTCGGTGTTGGGATACCCGTACGCTGCGTCCAACTGGGCACAGATCGACTCGTAGACGGCGGGCGTGGAGCGGAAGTATCTCATGCGACCGTAATACCCCACTTGCGACCTAGATAGCGTTCTACGCGCTGACGTTCGGACGCCGAAAGCACCCTGTTCCAAACCAAAAACTCGCCTAAATCAGCGTTTGCAAAAGCAACCGCACTCGCCGAACCGAGCCGGATAATGTTCAGTCCGCTAATTGTATTGGCAGGTGTAGCGCTAACTGTTTGCGTGCCGTTTAAATACCCAATCACTGAAACGCCGTCAGTAAGTGTGTACGCAACAACGCTGAACCCAGAGGCCGATGTAGCAATCACGGCAGAATCACCGCCACCGCCGAAATACGCATAGTCTCTACGAAGGCCCAGTCCGCCTACAATTAGCGTATACCGCGAAATAATTGCCGGACGCCCGCCGGAACCTGACCCAGAGACTAGGTATGTGTCATCTTTTCCGGTGGTTGGTGTTCCTAGCCAAAACAGCGTAACTGCCGAACTCATCGGAATGCTGACGACCAGCTCATCGTTTCTGGTTGTTCCGTTGAACCGGCATACCGATAGGCCATTTTGCACTGCCGACACGCGAGCCGGTTGCACTGCTGCCGTTGATTGCGTGGCATTGCGACCGTTCCCGCTTTTGTCTGCGAGTTGCGAGATATTGCTGCCGTTTAGTGTGACACTAGAAGCGTCGGATGGGTCATACCACGCTAGCAGCCCAGACAGGCTACGAGGGTTAAATCCCGTTGCTCTGGGGCGTAACAGCCTGGGGCTCATCGGGCTCATAGTGCGCTCTTGTGGTGAGAGACGGAAACTAGACGACGCGCCAGACAGCCGAGGTCGAGTCGTAGACAATCAAGGCCGCGCCTCCGTTGGCGTCGAGGACGTAGTTCCCAGCCCACGGCACCGCGAACCGGGCGTTGGCATTCGGCCCGGTTGCGTGTTGAAGCGTGATCGGGGCCGTGGCCCCGACGTTGACGAGGAGCTTGGCGTCGCCGTCGATGCCGGTGATGCCCAAGTCTCGAATCACGACGCCCGTCGAGCCCGTGACCGCCAGGCGGTAAATGTCACCCGAGCCGGGGTTGTAGCCGGTGACGGTCGTGTTTGCCGCCAGGGCCGTCGGCGTGACGACGACGTTGGTGTAAGACGCGCCCGTCGGTCCCGTGACGCTCGGCCCCGTGGCGCCCGTACTGCCGGCCGTTCCGGCGCTACCCGCCGTGCCCGTCGGTCCTGTTGCTCCGACGCTGCCCGTCGGGCCGGCGATGCCGCTACCCACGAGCTCCCACGCCTGGCCGTTCCATTTGTAGGTGCGGCCGCCGGTCGTGGTTTCTTGGTTGAGCGTTGGCGACGATGGGAAGGTAAGGGGCATGATGTTCTCCAGCGTAGGTTGTGTTGTGTTTTGCCGTGAGGGGCTTATGTGAAGTAGAGGACTACCGCGCCGCTACCGCCCATAGATGTACGTCCGCCAAATGGGGAAAAAGAATCGCCACCCCCAATTCCAGGCCCCTTGTCTCCGTCTGTTTGTGCCGTGCCGCCACCGCTTCCAAACGCCGGCTCCGCGCCACCATCTTCAACTGTTTTGAGTCCAGCCAAGCTCACGGCAGCAAACAAGCCATTCACGTCAGTTGCAGGCATTCGCAAAACCGAAAGGGTCCACGTTCCGTTTCCTCCAACAGCGCCGCCGTTTCTGCGTTGCCAAGGAAAACTTCCGTATTCGCCGCTTGAACCAGACCCGCCGTTTGCGCCTCCGTCTCCTCCGCTAAACGATCCGCCAGCAAACGTTGCATAACCATTGCCGCCGTTTCCGGTAATCGTTGTTCCGCGAAAAGTCAGGGATGTCGAACCGGCTGATACATTTTGCCCATACGCCCCCGCACCCACGGTAAATGTTGGCGCCTCGTCAGATTCAAGAATCGACCACGACTTGTAAGCGCATCCACCCGCGCCGGACGATCCTCCACCAATCGCCCATGCCTTCATCGTCGTAGCGCCGGAAGGCAATCCGTACGTTCCGCTTGCAGTTAGAACAACCGCAAACGGCTCAAAAGGGTCGGTGGATTTTCTTCGCCAGTAATGGCCCGCCTTGCCGCGCGTCATGTCGACAGGTCTCCAACAAGGAGCCATGTGTTGCCGACGTACTGAATGAGCGTGGCCGTTGAATACTGTGCGCGCAATTTCTGGCCTGGCGTCGCGTTAATCGTGACGCCCGTCGCGCCGGTCACGGTCAACGCACCGGCGCCGAGCCTTGCGATGTCAACGTGAACGCCAGTTGCAAGCGCGACGGATGCGTTGGCTGGCACCGTGAGAGAAACGCCGGTAGATGTGTTGATGGTCACGAGCTTCCCGGCGTCCGCAAGGGCGAGCGTGTAGGCCGCAGTTTGGGCGTTGATAGTCTGCGATTCGCCAAACGATCCGGCGACGCCAGTCGGGCCGGTGACGGCCGGGCCGGTAGTGCCCGTCGGGCCTGTGTTTCCAGTTGGGCCTGTTACCGTTGATTGCGGGCCGGTCGATCCAGTCGGTCCAGCAACCGTCGAAACTGGCCCGGTAGTTCCAGTCGGGCCGCGCTCACCTTGGACGCCGATCTCGATCCAGTTGGAGTCGTAGCGGACAAAGTATCTCCCTGTCGTGTCATCGAGCCACACCGAACCGGCGAGAGAGAGCGACGGAGCCGTCGGGCCGGTTGCGGCAAACGGAAAATCTCCAGTCGGGCCGGTGACGGTCGATTGCGGCCCGGTGCTTCCAGTCGGGCCAGTGCTTCCGACTGGTCCGGTTACGGTCGACGAGGCACCAGTCGACCCTGTTGCGCCCGTGGCCCCAGTGCTTCCGGTTGGGCCGGTGACGACTGACGCCGCGCCGGTCTGGCCCGTCGGGCCAGTGACGGTGGATGGCGCCCCAGTTGCGCCTGTCGGCCCGGTGACCGTCGATGTTGCACCAGTGCTACCGACTGCCCCGGTCGGCCCTGTGACAGATGACGCCGCCCCAGTCGGCCCGGTGACTGTAGACGCTGCCCCAGTAGGGCCTGTGTTTCCAGTCGGCCCTGTGATGACCGACGCCGGCCCTGTTGATCCCGTCGGGCCGGATGGCCCCGTCGGTCCGTTGCTCAGATCAACCGGCCCGCTCGGCCACCCGCCCACGGCCTTGGGGCCGTAGAGCAGTTTGTTCGCGGTGTCGATGAACAGGTCGCCGATGTTGCCGAGCGCACCCGTCGGCGCACCGCTTCCGGCGAGCACAGGAGAGCCACCCGTCGGGAGACTAAAGAACGGCATCGTCTAGCCTCACGGGTAATGCTTGCCGCCGACCTCGACCCAGAGGGCGGCGTATCGAACGAAGTATTTTCCGGTGGCCGTGTCGAGCCACGTCGCGCCAGCCGCAGCAACCGCGGGGGCGATGTCCGATTGATAGATCTCGCCAGCGCCAGCCGGGCCTGTCGGTCCCGTGATGCTCTGGCCGGCGGCGCCCGTGGCTCCGGCGCTGCCTGCCACGCCCGCGGCGCCCGTCGGTCCCGTGGCACCGATCCCGCCAAGGCTCGATATGAGGGCGCGTTTTGTCACGCCACCCTGGACGATCGGCACGAGGTCGGCACCCGTGACGCCGGTCGCGAGCGTGAGTTGGGAAATCTTTTTGGTAGCCATCAGATAACCAGCAACTCGCCGGCCTCGGTTGTGAGTTGTTCGTTGTTCTCTGTTGCGAGATAGATCACGCCTTGGTCGGTGGCGATCGTGTGGACGCGGACAATCGACCGGAAGGCGTCGCCGTAGTGCCACTCGGGCACGCCACGGGGGCTCGTCACCTCGTACGTCACGAGGTCGCCGTTTTGTCCCTCGACGATCTCATCGCCACGCTCGGGCAGCCCGAAGGGCAGGTCCGCCGTGGAGATCAGGTAATCGCGGGACTCCCACTGCTCAATCACGCCGCTCTGGTTGGCCGCCTCAAAATTCGAACGGCCAATCGTCGCGACGATCTCGGCCGACTCGTTGCCGCGTGTGTAGGTGACCGTGGAGCCGGCGGCAGCCTTTAACTGCCCCGTCAGCCACGATGCACCCTGCGCCAACAAGTCGGCCATTCATCCTCCAAGTCCACAACGCCCCGGCGGCGCGCCTACCGCGAGGCGGCGCACCTGCCGGGGGTTGCGGTGTGGACTAGCGGTTGATCACCACCTGGACCGACGTGTCGCCGACGAGTCGCGCCTTGGCGAGCTTGCCAGCCGCGGTGCCGGTCGTGGCATGAGCCACGCCAGAGACCGCATACCACGAAATCGCCGAGCCCTGAGCGCCAGTCGCGCCGGTGGCGCAGGGCATTTCCCAGACGCCGTCGATCGCGAGCGAGCCGACAGCGTTGGCGGCGATAGCGCGTGGAGCAACGCCGACGAGCGAACCGATCACGACCACGTCGCCAGCCGCCACGGCCGAGCCGGGCGTGTAGTCGAGGAGGTCACCGTCCTGAACATAAGAAGCCATCGAATCACCTCGTGTTGAAAAAAGGGTTTTGAGTCAGGCCGCCGGGCGGAGATTGGCCTCCGCCCGGCGACTCCGGTTGATCTTGTGGACTACACGTCCATCTTCACGCCGCCGAGGTACTCGGCCTGGCCGACGCCCACGTCCCAGAAGCCGCGCATCTGGACGCCGAGCGTATTGAAATCCGCGTCGGCCGTCTCGACGATCGGGCTCTGCTGACCGTTGAGGAAAGCCACTTCCATCGTCGCCAAGTCTGCGGGCGAGGCGAGGAGGTAGTAATCCGACGCATCGGTCAGGTAGGAGCTCGACACCACTTGGTAGCGGCCCGCGAACACGTTCGTCGAGGGCTGGCCGCCAGTGGCACCGCTCGAAATCTGCACCGAGTTCATCAGCTCGGCGGCAGTCACTTCGAGATCGACTGGCACGAGCAACACGCGCGGCTGGACCGCCACGGGGTTGCCGTCCGCATCCTTGAGCTTACGGAACAGCGTGTTGGCTTCCTTCAGACCGGCAAGGCCGAGGGCCGTTGCCGAGGTCTTCTTGTTGCCGCGGGCCGTCGTGAAGAACGCAGAGTCGTTCTTGAAGGCGTCCCAAAAGAGATCATTGAGAGCCAGGGCACCGCCACGGCCGATCCTCTGGGGAACGGCAGTCAGGGCACCGAGGTCGTCGTTGATCAAGTCCGCACGGGTGACCGAGGTCATGATCCCGTAGGTGTCGGCGCTGATCGTCCGGCTTTCCTCAGAGGCTGCGGCGTTCTTGAGCTCGCCGCCGTTCGCCACCTTCTGGAACTTGAACGACCCGTTGAGCCGGTAGCTCGTGTAGGTCTTCAGGTCCGAGACGGAGCGGGTCGACGCGATCTGCCGCCACGAATCCTCGACGCTGGTGAAACCGGCGAGGAGGAACTTGTTCACGGTCGCCGACAGGATTCCGGAGATCGCGTGCGTGGCCCAAGCGGCAGCCAGGATCGGCCGCAGCGTGGCAGCGGTCAGGCGGCGGGGGCCGTCGTAACCGTTGGCCTCGGCAGCCGCCACGAGCACCTCACCGAGGCTGGTCGTGCGGCTGACCTTGTGAGCGGCTTCGAGCGTCTGAGCGTCGAAGTGCTTTTCGATCTGCGGCAGACCGCCCTGGAGGGCGAGGCTGGCCTTGATGACTTCCGCCGATGGGGCGGAGTTTGCCACGACGTGGACCGCCGGGGCGGCGGGCCGCTCGTCGCGCGTGGCGTTGAGCTTCTGCATGTCTTCGACCTTCTTGGTGAGGGTTTCGATCTGGGCCTTGAGCTCGTCGCTCACGCCCTGGACAGGGGCTTCCACGGCGACGACCGCCGGGGCTTCCACCGCGGCAGCCACGACGGGCTCCTCGATGGGCGTTTCGCTGGCGTTGTCCGCCATGGTGAACTCCTCGGCCGATTCGGCCGCTATTGAGACTGCCGTACTTCGATCCGCCCCGAGCGTCACGAATGACGTTTCGCGGAGGGTCGACGCACGAACGATGCGAACAGGCCCAACGTGAGCCTGCCCGTTTGCGGTGGTTGACTGGTCTTCCGAAAACCGGAGATGCCGACCCACGTCGGCCCCTACGCTCGCCTGCCACTGGTAGCCACCAGCGGCGAGGGCCAGCACTTTGCGGGCGGTCTCACTGTCGGCGAGGATCTCGCCTTCGACGATGAGCTCGTTTCCCTGCACAGTGGGCACGCCTTGCCCAAGGATGCTGTCGAGCCCGTAGTCGTGGCCCATGACGATCGGCACCGTCGCCGGGAGCGTCATCCCAGCGAGGTCGATCACGACGGGCTCGCGGCTCCAGCCCTGGCGGATGGGCGCGCCGGTGTAGGCGACGATCCTGAATTTCTTCGGCCCGGCCGCGGCTTCGCCGTCGGCGGCCTGGAGAAACGTCACGTTCGATGCGAGTTTGAGATTGTCGCTCATAGCCACTCCACGAGGTCGGTGATGTCGTCGAAGCCTTCAAAGTCTTCGTCGATCATTCGTTGGGATCTCCTTCGCCGCCGTAGTTCACTTCCGGCGTCGGGTCGATGAAGAGGTTTAATTCCTTCATGAGCGCGATCTCGGCGGCGCGCTGCCGCAACTCCACGTCCCACCGCTTGCCCTGCCGGGAGTATTCAGCGGCGAGTGTGGTCGTGTGCGTGCGGAGGCGGGTCTCGGCGGCGTTGGCTTCCTTCGACGGGTCGACGTGCTCTTTGCCGTCCCAGACCCAGCCCCAATTCCACTCAGAGAAGGGCGGCAGGCCGTCGGGCAGCACGCCGGCGAGGCTGGCCTCGTTGACCCACGCGGCGAGCACGCGGTCGAGCATCGTGCGTTCGAGTTGGTCACGCTCGACGCGCTGGTTCATCGCATGAACTTGATGGTCCATGCGGCCCGAGGCGTAGTTGTAAGACGAGGAGTCGAGGGCGGCGACGTTGTAGGGCAGTTGCAGGCACCTTGCGATTTCGTTGAGGATCGCCCGCACGAACGCCGGGTATTGCGTCGTCGGTTGCTCGGCCTTGAGTTGGGAGATGTCCCAGCCCTCGGGCAGCGTCGTCAGCGTCCTCTTGCTGATCTCAAGGGCCGCAAAGGCGTCGACCTCGTCGACCTCGGCCGCCGGGCTGTTTGAGTGGATGAACGCCGCGAGGTCGGCCGCCGTCTCTGCCGCGGCGATCACCGCCTCGGTGTAGCGGCGGAGTTGACCGAAGAGCTTCAGCGCCGGAGCCACCTCGGGTACGCCGCGATTTTGGCCCGGCCGCGATGGCTTGAACCAATGCACCATCTGGCCCGCCGGCACCCGCTGAAACTGGAGGTTGTTGATGCGGAAGTTGCTGCCGGGATGGAAATTCAAGACTTGGTAGGCAATGACGTTGCCCACCTCGTCAAACTCCAAGCCGTCGACCGTGTTGCCCTCGGGCGTGATCGTCTGCCGCATCAACTCCGTCGGCGTGGCAACCATCTCGGCCTCAATCAACCGGAGGTCGAGTTGCACGCCCGCGAGACGCGGGTTGTTGACCATCAGGGCGAATGCTTCGCCGTCCACGACGAGAGCCTCGCGCATCGTGCGAAGTTTGGCCGGCAGATCGACAAGCCAGCCCCAGTCGAAGAACAGCCGCTCCACCTGGCGGGCGGCATCGTCGTCGCCAATGTCGAGTTGCAGCCGGGGGCCGGTGCCGATGAGATCGTTGGCGAGCGTGCCCGAGATGCCGGCGAGGTACGAGTTGTTTGCCCGCTCGTAGCGTGCCCGGTTGCGTAACGTGCGGCGGACGCTCGGCGAGAGGGCCGCGTCGGCCGCGAATGCGTCGGCGTTTGCCCAATGTCGATAATCGTCGCCCTTCTCGGCGGCGTCGTACTTTGCGCGCACGACCGGAACCGCCGCGGGGCGGGGCGTCTGCCGGCTTCGGAAAAGGTCGCGGAATGCCACCTAGATCGTTCCCGGCGGGATGATGCGATTAAACCGGAGGCCGCGGTGCTTGTTGGTGCCGGCCGCCGCAGCCTTCGCCGCGAGGTACTTGTCGGCCTCGATGATGTCGACGAGGTCGTGAGCCTCGACCTCGCCGGCGTCGGTGCGGACGCGCTTCGGGCCGACGGCCGCCTCGGCGAGCTTGTTGGAGACTTCGTCGCTCATTACGGGCGACGTTAGGGCAAAAGCCCCTTGAGACCGTAGGGGGTGTCGCCGCTTATGCGGCCACCCAGTCGCTACCGTCGCGCCGGTAACGCCGCACGTCGGCGAACGCCAGCCGGAGCGCGATCATCTCGGTCGACTCAGAGAACACGGCGAGCGTCCGCCCGCGGTCGACAATGCCGGCAGCCACGAGGGCCGCCGATAGCGCCGATGCTATTCCCCGACCGCGGTGCCGCTCGTCGGTGAACATCTCTAGCGTCTGCGATCCCTGCCAGATGTGCGATGCGGCCCAGCCCACGAGGGCGCCGTCGGCGTGCCAGAGGGCGACCGGTGCGCAACTCGACGCCTCCCCGTTCATCACGGCGATTATCTCGCGTTGAAAGTCTGAGCCCTGCCGGCAGAGGCGGCGCGCAATGGCGACACAGTCCGAGGGGTCGAGCCCATCCACGGTTGCGATTGTGATTTGGTTCACGTCTTGAGCCTCGTAACCGTGATAACACGTTTCCCGTCTGGGCCGGCGGGGATGGAGACCTTTCGCCGCTGGCGGCCGCCGGCCTCAGTGGCGATCGGATGAACGCCGGCGATGCTCGCGGCGACGGCCGAGCCGACCAGGCAGTCGAGCCAGTGGTTGTCGCGACCCGCCATTTTCCATTCGTCCACGACCCGGCCGCGGGCCTCGGTGCGGACAGGGTATTCGCTCGTCAAGTGCTCGAAGAGGAGGTCGTGCTCACCGGCGTGAAACGCAATCGACTCAGGGTCGCCCATTGCCAGCCGCAGCCGCGCCGCCACGAACGTCTTGTAGAAATTCGTGTCGTAGAGAACCGACCGTTGGCCCTCGCTGATCTGGCCGACCTTCCAGTTGAGGCCGATCCGGTCGCCGCGGCCCTTCTTCTCGCCGATGGGTTGCGAGCTCGCCCCGATGCCCTTGCCGTGGCTCGGGAGGATGGCACCGGCAAACGGTGTGCGGCGGCAAAAGGTGCGGACGGTCCCGGTGCTCTGGCCCCAGTTGGCGTCGATCAAGAGTTGGGAGATCCGCATCGCCGCCCCGTCCTCGCGCGTCCAGTCGCGGCCGAGGAGCAGTTTTGCCACCTGCTCCAAGCCGGCACTCAGCGCCGCCTCGAACCCGGCACCCTTGACCGCCTGGGCGAGCGTCCGCTTGGCGTGCTTGGCCTCAAAGAAGGTGGACGCCTGGTCGGGGTAGCACCCGTATGCCACGACGTGCCCGCCGAAACTCTGGTTCCACGAAGCCACCAGCCAGAAGAGGAGTTTCTCTTGCACGTCGACGAACGCCGTAAGCGTCTGGTGGTCGAGTGGGATTTTCCCACGCTCCAAGGTCGTGGCCCGTAGGGCGAGCGACCGCTTGTCGAGTTTGTCCGACGCGATGTCGTCTGCGATCGGCTGGTTTTGATACTCCGCCAAAAACGCCGACTCGCCGCGGTCGATGCGGAGATTCCATGCGTGTTGGATCGCGGAGAGCTCGTCTTCGTTGCGACGCTCGGGCCACGCCACGCGCGACCCGGCGTCCATGGCGGCTTGATTCGCCCGGTAGTGCTCATGGGCTGCCGCGGTGCCCGTGCCGTTGCGCTGGCCCTCGCGGCGGAGCTCGGCGTATTGGCTCCAAAGATCCTCGGCCGTCGGCCAGTCGTAGACGAGCCGCGTACGCTCGCCCTGCCACGCCGGATGCTTGGCCCGGTCGAGCAGGCGGTCGGCCAGGTCGTCGGGGCGTATGACGGTGATCGTGGCGAGGCCGCTGATCTTCGCGCCCGGCCCGGCGAGGCCGAGGATTGCACCGGAGAGGATTCGCTCGCGGGTTGCGCACTGCGACGGCGAGCCGGCCGACTCGTCGGTCTGCGGGTCGTCGATCAAGACGAGCGACGGACGCACCGTCTTGCCGTCCGCCCGAATGTGCTGGGCTCCTCGGATGCGGCCGGTGATCCCGGCCACCCGCACGGCGGCGCCGGCCGACGGGGCGCCGGGGATCCAGGCCAAGGTGATCTGGTCGGCGGTCCATTCGAGTTGTGTTGGCTGCCCGTTGTAGGTCTGCCCCTTGGCTCGTTGGCTGATTCGCTCCAAGGCGCGGATCGGGTAGCACGCGGCCGGGAAGTCTTCGAGGAGGAGGTCGTTCGTTTCGAGATGCACCTTGATCACGTCGAGCATCTGGCAGGCGATCGCCTGGTCGGCACCGACGAGCATCACGAACGGCCGATGGCCGCAGAGCACCGACCAGAGGCAGGCCCAGATACAGAGCGTCGACTTGCCGGAGCCGCGCGGCATCGCGAACGCAAAGAGCTCGCCACGCAAGACGGACGCCTCGATCTTGGAAATCGCCGTCAGGTGGTCGGGCGACCATGCGAGCGGAAACGATTCCTGCCCGTACGTCTCGCAGAATTGCCGGAAGTTTCTGAGGCAGGCGTCGCGGCGTTTCGGGTCGACCACGCCGGGAAGCTCGCCGATGTCGCGGGCCGTCGTCGTGATCGACCGCGAACGCTTGCCGGCGTCCGCCTTCTGGCGGTCGTAGCGGTCGCGAGCCTGGTTTTCGCGGAGCGTCCGGTCGGAAGTGCGTGCCATGCGGAAAAACGCCGTGATTCGTAACGCTGCGAGCGGAAAGGGCTTGTTTTCTAGGGAAACTCAACCGCCAGCCGGCCGCCCGTGGTCAAAAACAGTGTGAAAATAAGGTA